ATCCAGCCGAAGGAACAAGGCCAGAGTTACCTTCTGAGATTGCTGAAGTGTATTGAACAGTCGGCTTGTTTAATATGTGCGCATCGTCTGAGGTATCTGTCTCACTCCAATCCGACTGAACATTTGCCTCACCTCCACCACCACCACCGGAGGCGTTGTCTAAATATTCAGATTTGACGTCACCGTCTGACTCTAATAAATCTGATAAATTTCTTGCGTTACTCATAAACTACTCCTAGGCTGTTCTGCGCCAAAAATAGGCTGTTAAAAATGGCATTAAGTTATTGTGAGAATCACCGTCTCCGGCGTTGGATGACCTTGAAACTGGTTCTGAGCCTTCAGCACTCGACTCACTTAATTCCCTGTTTGCTTCTCCTGAAACACTGCCCGGTGTATCCGAGCCAAAGCCAACTGTTGCGTTTGCTCTGACCGTGTGGTGATAGTGGGACGGCATTTCAGCCTTAGTTAGTTCGTGTTTGTACTCACCCTCGGTGTCCGTAGTGCCAACTGTGAATGTTTTAGAATTGCTACTTGCATCTGTGTTTGTGCCAGCACCAATTAACACCTCTCCTTGACCAATGACAGACCAAGTACCGCCAAACAAGGATGCCGGTGAAGTCGATTGTGTCATTGAGATATAGACCGATCCTACCGGCCAAGCGGCCAACAAAGTATTGACCTTGGTGTCGTGGCTTTGTAGGGTGTTATTAATCGTTGAGATTGAAGTTGTGTTACCACTAACACTTGCTGTTAGTGTTGAATGCTCAGAGCCTGTTGCGTACCGCGCATCGGCCTCTGTTTTGGTGTAGTGATTAGCGACCTCGAAGTTAGCAAAGGCAAACACGTTAAGCTCATCGTTAGCATCAGCACCACTGGTTAGTGTTATTGATGTTGAGGTGGCGGTATAATCCGTGCCTCCTTCAAGCACTACACCGTTAAGCGTAACAATTTCAATTCCTGCTGTCAGGGCCAATGTATCAACGCCGCCTTCGTCAACCCCTGAAAATGCTGTTTGGCTGGAGGTTGCTGTGTAATTAAATTTTTTCAGTGTTCCGATCGTTGCCGAGCTTGAGTTGATCCAGCCGTTAGTTGTGTATATTCTTAGTTTGTCTGAGGCTTCGTCCCAATACATCGCGCCACTCACTAGGGCGTTTCCGTCGTTATCTGTTGTTGGTGTTGTTGACTTCGATCCTAAATATCTATCATCAAAGTTGTCATACACCGATGCAGCAGACGCAGCACTGGCAGCAGCCGCAACCGCACTGGCAGAGGCGTCATTTGCTTTTTGAGTTGCTGTGGTTGCTTGGGTGGTGACGCTTGATAATTGATCAGAATAAGCATCTGTCGATATTGTTGGATTGCCCGACCCATCAAATATTAATGCCTTGCCGGCCCTTGTTGTTGCTGACTGAGTAATCTCACTTGGCGCGCCGTCTGTAAACTGAGAGAACCTTAAAGTGCTTGTATCAATCCGATCCTCTTGCTGCTGCACCATCATGGTTAGCTTATCGAGGTCATCGTTCAGTGTTTCGGCCAGGAGATCTCCACCGGTTTGATAGTCCGAGGTGCGCGACACTGGCACATCACGATAAATAGTAACAATGTCTCCTGTTGTGGCGCCACTGTTTAGTGTTACCGATCCGCCAGAAGAGGATGCTGCGCCTGAAACTGTATAGTCTGTTGTTAGTGTTTTAAGTGTCGATCCAATATATACCTTGAGATCCGAATCCGCAAAGATTGGAAAACCGTAGGCAAAGACTGTTTGTCCACTGGTGGCCGTGTATTGATTTCTGGGTGTTAGATCGCCGACTGTTATATTTGCCATGGTTTATCCCCCTGCTGCGTTTAAGTTTGGCGCTCGACTCGGCGCACTATCGCCAGGACGCCACCAGTATTGCTGGCCGTAGTCCTTTTGGCGTCTTTTGATTTGTTTATTGAATTTTTGATACGCTGAAGGGTCGCTCATTTCTTGTAACTGGTCCAAAATTCCCCTCTCCCACACTGCCCGGGTGTACCATATTGAGCCTCCCGGTGTGTAACGTCGCAAGAATTGTATCATATCAGCGCTAATATTTGTATCTTTACCCGCGATTAGCTTCTGCACTTGACCAAGGGTAAGTTGGGTAACATCATCAATTGCCCCCCACCAAGGCCCAGCGATAGTTGAAGTCATACTGTTTCCAAAGCGATTGACATCGGAGAATAGGAAATCACCAAAAATACCTGCGCCACCACCTTGTAAAAATGCTGCTTGCCAAAACTTAGGGTCCGTCATATCTCGAGGATCTTTACCCCTGGCGATTTCTTTTGCCTGGACAGAGATCGCGCCAAATACTGTTAGACCAATTGTTAGCTGAGACAAGTAAGCCGCTTTGTTCTTTAATCCCTTCTGCGAAGCGCCTCTATAGAGTTGCTTCATAATCATAAGGATCGGGAAAGATTTGTACATTGCGACGTTTCTAATAATCTCACCAGCGCCGCCTCTTTTGGTTCCTAATGTTGCTATCGCTTGCGATCTAAAGTCCGGCATAAGTACCGCATGATCTATTTCGCTTAGTACCATTTCATGTACTTTTGTTGCCAGGTTGTTTTTAGTTACTTCGTCCAGATCGGTACGCGTCATCATGTTTTCAATCGACCAGTAACGAGCGCCTTTGTGTTCAATCGCTTCTGTCGATCTTATAAGATCCCACTCCTTTTCTGTTATCTTGTAACGCTCTAATGCTGCCCGCCTTCTAGCCGGTAGATCGGCGAACGCTTTAGAAGAGTCTTTGGCCAGTTGTGAAAAGTTAGCCATGCCAAAACCCTTGCGAAGTGCATCGGTCCAGGGCGACAATAAAGAGGCCCGCATTACTGCATCAGCCGTTTTTGCGATAAAGTCATCACCGGTAATTTCAGTGTAACGATTCGCTGCCAGGGCGCGTGAAATCCAAGCATCTGCAACCAGGCCCATTTCCACTGCGAAAATCCGATCCTCTGCGTTTCTTGGATTAAATTGTCTGAGTGCCTCGTGAAAAACTTTCATACTCGGAATGCCGTTCATGTGTGCGGTCATTCTTGCGATCCAAGGATCGTTTAATGACGAAAGAAAGGCGCTACCTAACTGCGCTGAAACCAGAACCGCCCTTATAGATTTTGATACATCAGCAGCCTTTGTCCACACAACCTGGTTCACCTTGCCTGAAGCCACCTTCCAAAGCGTATCTAGGCTCATCAACCTAGGCTCACTGGCGCCCTTCTTTTGTGCCATATCGCGCAAGTATTTAAACGACGCTTCAGGACTCGGGCCCAGGATCTCCATCATCGAGATCTCATGTGACATATTTGATAGATGACCCATCATTGTTGCGTAAAAATCAGGGCGCCCAAATTGATCGTTCAAGGTAAGCCAGTCCTCTACATCGTTGAATATCATTACTCGTTTCTCTTGGTGCTTATTTGCCAGCTTCTTGCCCCCCTGGCGGCCAGGAACTAGCGAGGAAATACCATCTGTAGAGATGTCATCAAACATCTGCGCCATAACCTTGGCAAATTCAGCATTATTAAGCGGCAATCCGAGGTCGTCCAGCATTCTAGTGCGATCAATTTTTTCACCAAACTCTTTAATGAAACGCTCTTTACCCATCTTAGCTACAAGCTTCGGATCCCACCAGTGCGGAAACCAGTTATCTAGCTTGCGGATCGCACCACCAGCTCGGTTAAATCGGAGCCTTGCTTCTTCAAATACTTCGGAGATCTGTTCTGCAAACTTTTTAGCCTGGGCATTGCCAGTATTGACGCCTTCGATCTCTCTAACAACATCACGCATTCCTACCTGGTTTTGCTTGAGTCCCAGGTTCTTGGTTCTAAATTCATTCATTGCCCTGGCGATCTTCATGTGAAAACGACCTTCTACCGTTTTTGCCCGGTAGTCAATGTTGGTTTTCGACAACATATCTTGAATGTCTTTCGTAATAAGAGATACAACACCACGCGCAAAGCCTTTTGGGTGCGCGTTTGCCTCATCGATCGCTGCTTTAAGGGTGATAACTTGCAAAGCTTTTTGTCGTTTCTGAAGCGCCAATTCTGCTGCTTTAGACTCGATTGCATCTACCTGGGCCATACGCCTGGCTGCTGCCGGATCCAGGCCATCATTCAAATGCTTATCTGTGAACTGCTTAATACGATTCTTGAGATCGTTAGCCATTTGATCAGTTACTGTTTGGGCGTCTAATGCGCCGTCAATACACTCAATTAAACTAGACACCTTTACCTCGCATACATAAATTTAGATTGTTTACTACTCTTTCCTCTATAGCAATATCTTCAAACACTTTCTTAGCGGACACATAGTCAGTTCCGACCTGGCCTCGGCTATCTTCTCTTGAAATTGGAATAATAAAGTCCCCGTCAGAATCATCCAGGATGCGTTGAGCTTCAACCAGCTCGGCTTCCATTAATTCTTTAATATTTTCGTCTCCCAAATGGATACCGTCTGTATCGTTTCTTGGTATAATGTCTGTAGAGGTATCACTTATGACTTTATTTGATTTTAAAGACGTTTCTGCGTTCTTCAACTGGGAAGGTCGTCCAGCTGTAACAGTAGAGCCACCAGAAGGTGGATTGTCAGGCTGGTTTATTCGTGCATCATCTAATCCTGGAGAATGGGAAAAGATCTCTCCATTAGAAATACGAGACTCTGGTCGTCCACTCTCTAAAGCATCATTCGAAGAAGTTTTTGAAAAACGACTGGCCTCTGCATAAAGGTCCTTCATAGCCTTTTCTAAAGCTTTAAACTCTTTATACTTTCCTGGCTTAATTTCCCCATCTTCTAGCAAGCTTCTTTGTCTTTCGTATAGATCATGACCACTGTCTTTTCTTAGTGGAACGTTCATATCTGAAACGTATTCTTGCAAGTGCTTGGGGAATACATCTCTTACAAATTCAGCGCCTTCCTTTGCTGCCAAGATGTGCGGCGACCACAACTGAATTTCACCAACAAGGCCGTTATCAAACCTAACAAGCAACTTCTGATCTATGTACCCGGCCGCATTAACAACAATCCCCTCATCCAGCACTTCATATCGGCTAGATATTTTCTCAATGATTTGAGGTATGTCTGACGCCTCTTTGACTGCAAAGCCAGCTCGGATAATATCTGTTAAATCACCAGTGCTGTCATACCCTTTATGTTTTATCTTGTTTGTGATCTTTGATAGGTTTTTAATACCTGGATCTAAAAATGCAATAGACTCTCCCATTGCCTCTTGTAACTCTTTTCCGATTGAAACGATTTGGCCTTGCAGACGCTTTGCTCTATTTCTGTAATTAACCGGTGTTAGGTTTAAATTACGCTGTGGCTCTCGAAATGACCGTCCAGCATGATCTTGAGCTTTATCATCAAGCTCTTTCAGTTTTATCGGAGTCCCTATCTTAAATTCAGTATTAATCGGCTCCCCGGCGCTTTTCCTTATTTCCTCAATTAGCGCCCGCCCTCTAGCCTTTTCCGCTGCCACATCTTCTTTGAGTTTTAGGTACCTTTCCCACTCTACCTCAGTATCAAAGTCTGACCTTTTGTAATCTTTATTAGTGCCTTTTTTTATTTCAACCCACTTTCTGGTTATATTGCCATCACCATCTGTATTTGTGTGCAGAACAACAGAGTTATCATTGATTTTTATATTCCACATACTTTCTGGAAGGTCAAAACTGTCTGGATCAAGTGCCACCTCTTCTGCCCTGGCACCGAACACTTCATCTATCTCTTCCTGGCTAATAACGCGTCCTTCAACATAAGCATCATGGGTTTTCTGCATCGCGTCCATGTGCTGCTTAGAGTTGCCCAGAGTGGGCGCGTTTTCATACATTTCAATTGCAGCATCCACCAGGTCCGCTTTTGCTGTCTCGCCGCTTGCCCTAAAAGATTTAGAGGCTTTCATTGCTGAAGCAACATCCATTCCAGCGCCAACACCACCTCTTAAAACACCAGCAAAACCACCCACTGACAATACAGTTAGTGCGGCTTCTTGAACTGAGTAAGGGCTATTGAGCTCTGCCTTCCAGTCATACACAAAAGGTTGAATCATTAATTCAGATCCGGCGCCAATTGCAGCTTCGGTCCAAAACCCTTTCCAGGCATTTTTGAGAATACTTGGTCCTTTGATCTTTCCCGATCCTAAAAGCATGGAAGCAGCAACTATCGGATCCTGAACTGCGCCCCACATCATCCCGGCAAAGTTACCAGCGACGCCGTACCAGTCTTTTCTTCCTGAAACATCGTGCATTCGGTTGCGAACTGTTGCCGCCTCGGTTTGCATGTCCAGCATGATTTGATCGTAGGTTTTAAGGCCTGCGTCTGGATGTTTTTTCTGCAGCTCCAGGATGTTTTTTGTTTCAGATTTGTAATAGTCGGACAAACCATCCACTGTTATCGTTAGCAATGAAGCTTGCGGGTCATGTGCATCGAGTGAGTTTGATGCCGTACTAAGTAAATCTTGTCCCCTAAGTGATCTTAGAAGATTATTTTGCTCTTTAAGCTGGGGCATTAAAGTAAGCGCTTTGGAGGTTGATTTAAGCTCCCTCGCAAAGTAGTCTGCCTGGGCCTCAAAGTTTTCTTTAAAGCCAGTCTCGATTTTTTTATCCTTTACAGTGTACAGTCTGTGTACATCTAAGGAGTTTTGGTAGCCTGAATCAAATGCACTCATTGGTGATAACCTAGTCTCGTAGGTCTTTTATTTTGCAAGCCTAGCTTTGTGCCATATTCCAATATAAAAGGTTCGCCGTCTTTAGCTGCCAGCGGTTCATTACTATCTGCACTTATCACTATATAACTACCTTTTCGCGAACTTACCAAGCGCCCCTCTCGAATTGCATCTGCAGCCTCTTTGCCCTCGTACATAGCCAAGCCACCCATATACTCTATGTCGTCTCCGCTTAATCCCGTAAGATAATTCTCAAACATATTTGCGGTGACGCCACGCTCGGGAGGGGCCAGTAGGTAATTATCATCATCAAGCCAGCCGGTACCCTCCTGCTCAATACTCATAATTCCACCGGTCACACCATCAATTGCTTTTTCCAATAAAGAGATGTTAATGGTTCCGCTAAATTCTGCGTTATCAACGGCCATTGCCGCATATAGCGCTTTAGTAGCCTGGACGACTGCGCTATGATGCTCCATATTTTCCATATAGACATCTTGAATCACCATATTGATTTGTGACTCAATATCACTTGGCAGTATGTCTTTGCTTGCAGTTATTATCTCCATACCTCTGAGGATCTTTAACGGCTCGTCTGTGGCGCCATCTAGGATCAGCTCACCAACCATCATGTACTGCTGAAAACTTTTTTTATTAAACTTCTCAAATACTGGGCCTGACATTCCGCCCAGGCCTTTTACCAGGTCGCGAAGAATGCCGGCCTTGTCTACAGCACTTAGATCTTTTGACGTCAGCAGTTCTCCAAAATAGGTTATTTCCGAATCAGTTAATGGAGATACGGGCACTCCGTAGTGAGCTTGTGCTATTTTGGCAGACAAAACCCTGCTTTTTAGAGACTCCGGGTCTGTAGGGTCTAGCGGAGGTAGTTCGCTAATTATGCCTTGCTCAACCGCCAGGGATATTGCATCCTGACTTAGTGCGGTCTTGGTGTGATTGTGAACTGTCTCCAGGCGATTTAAGAGTTTTGCTTGTTTGCCGCCAAGGTTCTTTTTCTCGCGAAGTGAATTAATGATTGCTTCCTGCTCAAGGAGCGGCTTTGTGACAAACTCCGCAGCATGCGTTGCGAACTGCATTGCATCTTTGAGATCCGATTCATATTTGGTACCTACCGATAAGTCTAATAATGTTTCTATGTTCTCTGGAATAAAGCCATTATCAAAGGCATACCTAGCCTCTTGCACCTGGTCCCCGATAATCTCTTCCCTGGCTGTAATCTCTGCTTTTGCCTTAGAGGCTTCCCTACCAATTGCAGCTCGCTCTCTACCCAACATCGTTTCCATTTTTCCGATCACGGAGTCTTTAGTGCTTGGCTGGAGCTCTGGCGTCTTGGCTTTTTTAAAGCGCTTCAATGCGGCTTCTGCTTCTTCCAGGCCGCCCTCTTCTAATGTTCTTTGTAGGGATCCTAATGCTAACTGGCCATCAATACTCTCTTCCAGGGAGGCTTGTGCTTTTTGCACTGCTGATTCTGACAACATTCCGGCTTCCACACCCTCTGCGTAGATCTCCGCTAATTGTTCTTGCTTGATCGTTAATTGCTCAACATCGCCAGCTCTAGCAGCAATCAGAATATCCTCTTGCATGCCGTCTGCCGCCTTACCTATGATCGCTAACTGGGCTTCTGTCTCTTGTTTAAAGACGTTACTCTGGACTTCGGTGTAGGCGCGAGAGGCGTAATCGTTAAGCTCTGCTTCTGCATGAGGCCGCATTGAAGCGTCCATCTTTTCTACCAGGCCTTCACGATAACCAGCAACACTGGCATTAAAACCTTCAGAGTCGAATTGATTGTCTTGTTTAATCCTGGCAATGTTTTCTCTAATATCAACCTGGATCGCCGCAGCATGTGCTGTCATTGCACCTTTATTAAAGGCCCTGGATCTGATCGTTGAATTGTCGCTAAGATCTTGTCCACCAAGTTTGCCTGTGGCTGCTGCCAAACCGGCCTGCTCTCCTTCGATCACTGCTTGTTGATCTAATTGAGCTGACTTCCGATCGGCAAAGGATCTTAGTCTATCTGCCAAGGACTCAAAGTTCTGTGCCTGCTGTGTAGAGGGCGATATTGCTTGTACTTGTACTGATCTTTGGTATCTACTAGCCATTGCTTTATCCTATTCCCGTACCGCGCTCGGCAGTTTTGTTTGCGTAATCTAACAAAGTGGTGGCACCACTCATCACGCCGTATTGCCGCGCATGCTTGCCTGAAGTTAATAATGTTTGTTGCCTCATTGAGGTATTAGCTGACGCCATCGACTGGTCGTATTCAAATAATGCCTGGTCGTTTTTCATCATCGCTGCTGGAGATCCCTCAAAGGCCCGCACCCCTGTTGCCCCTCGATACGCATTCTGTGAAGCCAGGGCGGCAACAATGCGTCTGCGTCTTTGAACTTCACGATCTCGTGCTGCAAAGCGCTCCTGGTCAGCCTGCATTTGGTAATTAACCTCCTGCTGCTGGCCCGCCCTAACACTTGCTAATCCGCTTAATGCTGCTAATGCAAACTGTCCCATACTATGCCTCTACCTCGACGCCCAGCCCTAATATCGTCATAGGCAATGGATCGTCTTGTGTTATTTCTATTTGTGCTAAATCTGTCCACCCCATAAGGTACAACTCTTTAATGCCCGTGTAAGGATTGACGTTCTTTCCAAGTGCGGCACCGAAGATACGATCTACCATCTGTTCGTTATTTACTGATACGCCCAGTGATTCATAGAGATTGGCAACAACTTTCACAATGCGCTTCTTACGCATCAATATTGGGCCGTCTTGAAAATCCATGTTTAGAGGCATGGTCTGCACTTTTGTTGTGTAGTTCAAACCCACCTCAACAACATCCGCATTACGCTCGATTGTTATTGATCCAGAGGATGGAGTTTTATTGGCCATTACAGAATCATCTGCCCTAACTCTACACTCTTCACCATCCAAATGACCCAACCCAGTTATAGCGCTGCCTGGTGTTGATAAACTTACTTTGGCGCATGCGTCGGTATAGGTGTCGGCATCGAGTATTTCTAAATACCTTTTGGTGACGCCATTAATGGTTCGCTTAACCAGGAAATATACATCCTCAACAACCACCGACACGCCCTCAACTGTGCCGTTTGTGGTCCACTTGGTCCAACCCCCTACTTCTTGCGCTCTAAGGGTATTAAATACGGCCACTGTGCCGTCTCCATTGACGAAATAAACATAGTTTGCATCACTGGTAGACGTACCCCTGGAGGCGTCCATATCTACCGGAGAATTGAGTAAATGTGCAGCGAGGAGTGATACGGTACCTGCCGTATATGCGTCCTCAGAATGAGCGAATAAAAACTCGCGCACCGACTTGCCAGTTCGATCGACGAACAACGTCGAGCCGTCGATTGATTTAGGCGGTATATTGCTTGATCCAAAAAGAGTTTGACGTTTAACCGCACTTAACGCTGGTGTTATCGGCGCGTCGTGAATAGAAAATTCACCTCCTGTTGTAAAGATTAACAAATGACGGCCCGCATAGACAGAGGTAATTGCGTTCACCTGGTCTGTGTCCAGGGTAATTGAGATCCCTTCGTCGTCCAGGCTATCCCCGAAGTCGAAATTAAAGAAGTCGTTTGTTTTAGATCCCCACAATGTCTGTGGGCGTGACCCGGATCCACCAAACCATAATCGAGCCTGGTAGAAGGTAACAGTTTTTGGCCAACCCTTGGTGCTTGACCAGACAGGTTCAGCCGTGCCCGATCCGAAATCATATTGCGGGATATTGGTCAAAGCAATGTTTGATAGTGTCCAGGATGTGTGACTGCTACCTCTAACCAATTTTCTAGGCTGGTGGCTCTCATGGACAATAATCATCGTATCAGCAGATTGAGTCCACTGAAGCTCGAACAATTGCGCTGTCGTCCAGGGTGTGGTGACGTCTGCTTGTTTGACCCCATCTTTGTAGATCGCCACATTAAGATTGGTAAAAACCATTAAATAGGTTTGCTCAACATTAAAGGCAAAAGCAGCCAATCTAGCCTCTGCATTTATCGCATCAACGTATTTAAAGCCTGGGCGGCGTTTCATTCCACCCTGGGGCAAAGATTGGACGTTTTCAGCAACTGCTGCGCCCTGGTAAAAATGCTTTAGATCTGTTCGTGCAGCCAGGCGCGGATCCAGCACACCGGAATTAAAACTGGTTTGAAGGCTTAAAACCCTAGGCATTATTGTCTAGCCTCAATAAAGGGAGAAGAAGGGATTGCATCCACCGGTCTTGCCTGGGAGTCTGTATATCTTGCTCTACGCAATTGCAGCTCACCCATACGTCTAAACTCCTCTGCTTTTGAAGAGCTATCAGCAACAGAGATAGCAAATAAAGAAGCAAGGTTTAGTTCTACCAGGCGTTGAAAATAACCAGGTATTCTGCTCTCATCAACCCGGAAGATATAATCCAGATCGACCTCGGTTGAATTTGTTAGTAGTTTGTTTTCGTAGATCTCATAATCGGATCTCGGGTAGATATATGTAGCCACCACATAGTTCGATGGTAGTTGGTATGCGTACTTCCAATTGTTGATTGGTTCAGAGGTTAATTGTCCCAGGCTTACCTTTGCTGACGCGAATCGCCACCTGTGCATAGACAACAAGTTTACATACGTTGTTTCATAGAAGGATTTAGCGGCACTTGCGCCTGCACCTCCCTCTGTAAATGATGCGATCTGGCCGTGGCCGATCATATTCAATGCGTTGGAGCATATTTCAATTGATGTCGCCATACCTACCTCTTATTACAAAAAAGGCAGCACCCCTGGATAGAGATACTGCCAGTTTTTTCACAATGACTAGATTACTCTTGCCAGTTAATATCTACGATACCGTCGCCGTCTCTGGCAACTGCACCAGCTTTCATTAAGCCGTTACATAACCAAGAAGTCTTTTGTGGTACCCAGTCTACTTTTGCTGTGATCTCCATACCAACTGCAAGACCAACTGCAGACTCATGCCAGGCATAGCCAGTACGAACCGGTGTTGATGCAGACGATAGTGGTAAACCACCCTCTGTACGACTCTCAATTACATGGAATTGGAAGCCCATAAACGTATTAATATCACCAGCCACCAATGCGCGAACATTGTTGTAATCCGCACTTGTGATATTAGATGAGCCTAATAGGTCCTCAAGTCCTGCCGCTGAAATCGCGATGTGACGTCCGCCAGAACCTACACCTTTATCGGTGAGAGTTTTGGAAGCCTCAATCAGTTTCGCAACTGTTAAACCCGCGCTTCCGTGGGCAATTGCTGCTGCCGGTGTAGCCGCTGTTAGTGAATCAATGATTAACTGATCCATACGACGACCAAGGGCACCTGCGATTGTTGTTTGCAGCTCTGTTTTCTCGTCAAAGTTGACTTCTTTTGTGTCAAAGATGTCTGTGTACTCTGGCGCATTCCAGTTTGCCAATGGGCAATTGATTAGCGCGTGAGTAACACCCATTGCCACAACATCAGCAGAGGTTGCTTTTTGATTAGCAAGACCTTTACCCATTTTGCGGAATTTATAAGCATCACCTACGATGTCATTTCTTGTTGTTACTGTGCCGCGTAGCTTGCCCGATTGTTGAAAAACGTGCTTAACTTCGGCGTCGAATTGCTGCTGTGCAGCGTTTGATAAATTTGCAGACATAATGTCCTCCTGATAACTAAATTAAATACCTTGTACGGGTATCCGCTCCTTGCGGGCCGATAGTCCTACCGGTTTGGGCTCAGTTACGAGGTGTCCATTGGCTGGATTTGATACAGATATTATCGAAAAACAGGTCGTTTGTCAACAGATTGTATCTTTTTTTATTGTTCTAGGTCCAATAAGCCGTCTGAAATCTCTTGTCGAATGACCTCGACATACTTCTTATTAACCAGTGCTACCGCGTCTAACCAGCGTTTTCTTACTCTCTCTGTGTCTTTCTGATCGGTGAGCTTTAAGAATGTTTCAAAGTTCAGCTCAATGACTAATTTGCGTATATTTTTCATTTGTTCTCCTTTTGATAGCTGCTAACGGCAGCAAGTCGCACTTTTCTTGTGACTAACGAGGCTGGAGAGAAGGAAGTGGACCCCGATTAAACTTGGCAGTGAACCCGCTAATTCATTTACGACGACTTATAGACTGTCCAAAATAGAGTCCGACGCAGGACATAATAGCGTGGCCTAGCCATTCTGGAACGACTGTGCCTTCCAGCTGGATATATTCCACGGCTGTACTGGTAAAATCCAGAAAGAGAAATTTCCAACCTGACTGAACCTCTACTGGGACCTGGGTAGATATGCCAAAGGCTGGTGCCAATAAGATATAAGCCGCCATCGCCATGAATGACACCACTAAGAACCTTTTGGCCCAGGACGCCTCAGGTGAGGTCATATTAGCCGCCCTCTCCTTACTGGCCTCTTCTTCTTTGAATTGCGTTACCAGGCGATTGAATTGATCGGCTTTATCCGCTTGTGACTGGGACCACATCTTCATGAAACCCCCTGCGACAGTAGACAAGCCCATCGTCACTAACTCCAATGGAAACCCAAACATAGAACCCCCTATTTTTTTAGTTTTTTAAGCAGCCAATAAACCACCGACATAATCCGATTAAAGATCGTGTCGTTGACAAATTGACCGTTTTTTCCTTTCACTCTCATCCGTAAAAGTCCTCGTACATTTTGGTTACTTTGCTTCTATAAGCTTTTGATGTTTGATACTCTGGCGAAGCTATCATTTCTTTTAGCTCTTGTTCAGAAATGCCTGGCTTGGCTGTTTCTCTTGCGCTTGGCATTCTGCCTTCACCACTCTTTTGGATCAGCGCCTCTAACACTTGAACGCCTCTTGCTGTTGAGGCCAACCCTTTAAAATCCTCAAACTGATCTTCAGGTAAATTGGCCTGGCCCCAATCACCAAGATCTCGAAGTCTTGACTGTGCGTTATTGCCCAGGGCTTTAATCTCTTCTTCTTTGCTGGCGTTGACGGATCCAACCTCCTGACCCACCCAGCCATGCAGGATATTAGTAAAAGCCTCCTGACTCATATTTGATTCTTTAGCGACTTCTTTAAACCATTCAATACGAGGATCTTCAACATTAAACTCACCATCAATACCCTCTGGCAAACTCATCTCGTAGTCGTCATCTGGAGATCCAGTAAAGCCACCAAACTTTTTCTCAAGCTCAGAGTAAGCTTTCGCCTGGTCCGTTACAGATTTGTATTTATCCTTAAACCACTCTGGACGATCTCCCTCCCCTGCAATCTCATCTGCCAGGAGCCAGTCGCTTTCCTGTGATACACCACCAGGTTGTTCTTCGACAGACTCGTTTGCTTGATCGGCCGCTTCTACTGGCTCGTCTGCAATTAAAGTTCCTTCTTCGCTCATATACTGCTCCTATTTTTTTCACCTGTTGCTAAAACGATTTGATCCATGATCTGGCGAACCAACGTGTTTTGCCCTTCTCTAATCCCGGCACCGAACTGTGTCGAGCTTGCATTTAAGACCGACCTATTAAGCGTGATTTCTTTAAGTCTTTCCAGAACGAACTCACCCGCGTCGGTACTAAAGCACTCATAAAAACGTCCTGCAATCTCACGAGCTTTTGCATCGTTTTGTCTTTTTGTTTCTTTGATCGCTTTTCCATCTAAATCAAGCGATTCCCAGCTTCCTGCTTCCATTTGCCACCTCTTCTTGTTGTGTTTGTTCTTCCATTGCTTCTGCTGCCCTCTGTTGAAGCTCTTGTCTCTCCTCTTCAGACCTTAAAAGTTTTTGATCAATACCGAGCTTCTGGCCAATATAACCAGGCATATCCTCAAGTTTGGTTCCCAGGGCGAATACTTCAGGTCCTAGGGCGCCTGCCATTTCCATAAACTGCTGAACCGCCATAATATCTTCCTGGTCTTGTGCTCTTGCCAGTGGCGATGTGTGCTTGATTGTGACTTCCTTTCCATCCACTTTAAAGTCAGCAATCTTGCCGTTTTTCCTGAGAATATAAGTAGCGCGTCTAATGATCTTTTCAATGAACTCGGTTTGCAGCCTAGAGAATGCAGATCCAGCATCCATAACCAGCTCCTGGCCTCTCATAGCCATCTCTGTTGCTGTCTTAGTTGGTGAATCCATGCCACCATAAGGCTCGGCAAATAAGACTTTGTTAATGCCATCTCTAAGATCGTTGATCATAAGCTCTGAGACGTTAAAATCTCCCGCTCGTTCAAGAGGGCGCAATGTTGGATTTGTGTGATCGTTAGAGCCAACCGGAATAATTGATCCAGGGTCCAGGTTCAAAGTATAAGGATTAATAACGCCATCATCCTGGGCGGTATAAACCCCGGAGATCGCAAGTGCTGCATTGCGAAGTGAAAACTCTGTCACTTTGTTGACTGTTTTAATGTCAGACAGCACCTGCATAACGCGCCCACGGCCTAGCACTTCGCCAGGAACTACCATTTCGCGGAACACGATCCAAGGAGAAACCTCATAATATCGGACAAACACCAACTGCTTCTGCTTGCGTTCAACCACACATTGGTAGTAGGCATTTTCTTTTGGTGCGTAAATCGTTCCTTCAATCAGATCAACCTTCTTATCGGGCTGATCCAGGGTCATTTTCTTTGTTTCATGCGAGAGTTCGGCGCCAGGCCACAACCTATCAATATGACGAGCTGGTACGCTGTGTGTGCGCCAGACAGTTTCAATAGAGCCTCTTGGGCCCTCTTCTGGGTAAAGCTCCGACAGTGGCACCGCTGTAAAGTGCAGCAATGAATCACCACCAGGCTCGGCCTCTTCCAGGGTCATTGCACCGGTTGAAATGCTCAGATCTAATAATGCTTCGTGCGCCTGGGTAGCAAAGTTGGAATGATTGATATGATCAAACAGGACCTTGTTAGACTCGTCCAAAAACTCCTGGGCCTCTTCTTCTTCGTCTATTTCAGAGCCTGGCACTAATTTTGACCAGGTGCGCCAAGGTGGTATCAATGTTGCCTGCAACCTGGAGGCGAACTTCTGCACACCGACAACCGCAGTGGAGTCAAAGATCTCTGTGTTTTTTCGTTGACCTGGTGAATAGAGGCTGAAATTCTCACGCTGTGGAAGCGCCATATCGTAGCACTCTCGTAGGTGTGAGATCCAAGGGTTCTTTCTGGCAACCGCAGCGTCAAAGCGCTTGATGATTTCCTCTATCGTTCCCAGCTCTTTAGGGATTTTATATTTACTCACTTTAGCCCCCTAGTGTTTCTGTAATACCACGCTCACCACCTGAAAGCAATGAAGCTCTACCACTGCGCCTTCTTGCCATAGCGTCGCGCTGTGACGTTTCCTTCTTTTCTAAGCGATTAATCTCGGTTGATTGACGTACTTCCGCTTGCTTTTGTTCTGGTGTTTTCTCGGGAGCTTTAGGTTTTCTGAATATGCCCATAATTTTGCCTTCTAAGGTATTTAAATAATTGCCAGGCGGTAAACACATACCAACAACGAATCCCCAGGAGCGCCTTAATCTGTTCAACACAAGTAAAGACTGTAGGCCAAGGAGCGCGTATTCGTATAGAGTTACGCCGCACTTTTGCGTGGATTATAACACTACGATTTGTATCTTGTGAAACATTTTGTATCGTGTCTAGGTGGCCAAAAGGCAGAATCTCAACGTCTGTATGGCCCATAGAGGGATAAAAAGCCACCCAATTAAAGCCATCAAAGCGGATCGCATAGCAGTGCTTTATGCCTTTTTTAAGGAATTTGGTCCAAAACCAGGGCATATCACCCTCTTCAAAAACAATAAACCAATCGGTTTTGCTGTATTTGGCCTCATCAACCAGGGAGTCATGTTGCAGCCAGGTCAAAACACACTCCAGTCTGCCTTGATCTTGATCGGCTGATTGAAGCCATCCTCTCTTTTGTCGCGCCAGGCAACCGCAAAGTAGCGAAACGCATCAGCACCATGAGAGCTCCAGTCGTGCAGCGGGCGATCCTTGAAGATCCTCTTGTCCTCGTCGTACTCGCAACGGTAATAACTCAGAGCTCGCAGGCCGTCAGCACAACGACTCTGGTCAAAATAACACCTAGGTAAGATCCTTCTTGCTGATTCAATACCGTCCATGATCGGAATGTTAGGTGTGACCCGGAAAACAATTCCCATTTGTCTCGCCTGGTCCTTCCTGGTTTTGCCTGTTGTTAGCTCTCGAACCCGGATGTCGTGCGGTGCCCAATGATCGCCAAAGGTTACGCTGTGCTTGTCTCTGAAGTCGTGAAGCCAATTAATGTAGTGCTGCAGGCCCTCGCCGTTGTTTTCATAATAACCAATGACGCGGATCTCCTGGCCTGATTGCTGCACCAGCCATATCGAGGTCGCATCGGCAATACCAAGATCCCAAAAGCTGTGAACCTTGAGGATCGGATCGATCGGCACCTTGCAGATCCTGTTGTCCTCCCTGGCAGCTTCGATTTGTTTAGAGTAGTAGGCGCCCTTCTGGTTCTCAAGAGGCTCACCGAGCCAAATATGCTTGTATAACGCCTTGTCTACCTTCTCCAGGTGCAACCGCTCCTTCTCAAGCTCTGGTGGAAACCAGGGGTTATCTGAATAATTGACTTTAACGACGTATGAGTCCGGTGGTGGATTGACCACGAATCTTTGATAAGTTGGATCCAATTGATCTTGAGCGTTGAAACTGATCCATATTTCGGAACCAGGGGCCCTGATCGTTGGGATCAACGTGTCATAAGAACTTGCCGTGACCTTCTCTGCCTCTTCCAGCCAGACGATCTGGATGCCCTCCATCGACTTCACCTTTGAAATGTTTGATCGAAGTCCTTCAAAGCTGAATCTTGAACCGTTGCGTCCAATGATCTGTGTCTTTTGAATATCAAAGAAAGGACCCAGGCCCATTCGTTCGATTGTATCTGCCAGGAGCTGCAGCACTGAGTCTTGAATCGACTTCTGGATCTCCCTGGCACATAAGATCCTGGTCTTGTCCTTGTACGCTCGAAGAATCAAAAGTTGCGCTATGGTCCAGGACTTTGAACTACCTCGTCCACCATGGGCCACCTTGTAACGCATCGGCTCCATGAAGGGCTCGAACTTCTCAATGATCTGTATTTTCAGTTTGGTAGGATCATCACAACGGTGGTCAGTGTCTGATTTCGTCATTACCGTCGCCCTCGTAATCGTACTCGCCGAGCACCATATCAACGAGCGCAGCATGGCAAAACGCGCAGAAAGTCACTGGCAATATGCCAAAGTAGCCCTGGACGCCGCCCTCCTCTTCGTCGTATTCAATGTTGCAGATTGAGCAGTTATTTGCCGGCTCCAGGCCTCTAATGCTCACTAACGAAGCCAGCCGTAAATGTGCACGAAATAAGGCACCAGGCCAGCAGCAAAGCCCACCAGGAACATATTGCGACCCACCCTAGACCCTTTGAAGCGTTCAACAAAAACTGGGTTTAAACTGCGTCGTAGCCCGCCGCCAAATTCTGGTTTAATCTCATCTAATTTTTTCATTTCTTGATAATCTCCACTTGAATGGTTGCAGGCATTGGATTTTCTGGATCGTTACTCATCACCTGTTTGTCTAAGCCGTGGATCCTGGCCTTAACACCGATCGCTGCAATAGCTGCCCCTGGTTGACCAAGATCCCTTGCTAATTGACGATCCTCTTCCAGCTCTTTTGTTAATGACTCGACCGTAACCTCGAACTTCTTTTGCAAGATCACCTGCAGCTTCTGGATCCTCGACGTTACACCGACGTTTTGCATTAGCTCATACGCTTTATTCGTTACCGAGTCAGGCAGCATCTTTCCAGCATTGTAATTTCGTCTGTAAGCCTCACTAGCATTGCCGGTCGCTATGAAGTCCTTGCAGAAGCCTTCCTGCTTAATCGTTAGCTTTTTCTTCATAATTCTCCAACACTTTGATTACATCCTGGACGCCATAAACAACATGCACCTCGCCCCCAGCTTTCTCAATACTTCTGATCATGGCTTTTTGTATTGCGCTGAGTCTGCCTTCGGGTGTTGTTGTCTTTGGTTTTTTAACTTCCAACCCAAGATACTTACCGTTCTGCACGATTGTTATGTCGGGGACCCCAGGCTTTACGCCTTCTGCTTTGAGTCGTTTTCCAGTGATCATTGACCTGGCGCCACCGTTGGGGACCGCCCAGTAGCAAACGCCCTTCATATCCAAATACTGAGTAATTGCCTTTTGGATCTGGTGTTCGTGATCAATCACGTCAATCACTTCTTTTTAGATGGCTTTTTTTCTGGCATAACAAAAGACTTCCAAGGTTGTGGCAATATGCCAACCTGCAATTCAATTGCTTTAATTCTCTCTCTTATCTCTCTGATTGCTGGCTCCATTAGGCACTCCTTCGGTTAGTAAAATAATCAATGATGTAGCTCTGGTGATCGGACATCAGATCACGCATTTTCATTTTGCGTTCGGCGATCGAGCTATCATCACCAGATACAAAATATGGCAGTCGGTGAAAGTGAATCATCATCCAGGACTCTTTGTGACTCCAGCCTCTGTGCTCTGCGTTGTAGTTGACAAACCACTGACGAATGAAACCTGGCACATGCTGAAAAGAGTGATCAACAAAGAATCGAAATTTAGTTTTGTCGTCGGCACTTTGCCAAAGCTTTTGGTAATCCAAACCGCCGCCTCGATACTCAATCTTGGGCCTGGCAACAGGCGCCTTACCTCCGCAGTATTCGAGGAATTTTGGTAGAGAGGGTGCAAAGTTTGAACTAGATCCGCGAACGAGATCTAAAGCGTTATCGATTTTGTTCAGGTCAATGCCTCGCAGTCCCCGGCTCCACTCATCAACCGTGAGCTCTGCAATGTCTGCGTCGTTATCTATCCTGGCAGCAAACCCAGGAAATTGGGCCGATAGCCTGGCGATTACCCTGGCTGCAACTTTAGTGCTCATCATGCAAGCTCCTTGAGGCGTTGAGCGCCTGGTTTGATTCTGCCAACAGTGGCAGCAGGTTTGGCACGCGGATTGTCTTGCTCTTTTGATAGCCAAGTGTTCACAAAGTTAGCGATACCGTTTTTGGTCTTGCGTCGTTTCGGGTTTGAATCTAACCAGCCAAGCATCGATCGCAGTTGTTGATCAACGTCCACCGCAGGATAGAGATCCTTGTACTTGTCGAGATCCGAATCGAGAATGTCATAGCCAGACGAATCGTTCAATGGAAGAGTAATAACTACATTAGCATTATTATTCTTATTAGCATTCTTATTCTTATTCTTATTCTTATTCTTATTAGGTTCGGCAGTGCTTTCGTTTTGGTTATCGCTAGGTTTATCTTCGCTTTCCTTTTGGATAGGTCTACCCCCCTTGTTGCCATTAATCCATCGCTTATGGTTAGCTTCTAACTGAGGCTTGATCAACTGAAACATTGCCCTTGGTAGTGGCTCCATTTCGGTTTGTTTGTGGTTTAATCCAAAATTAAAAATTGCTCTGTAGAGCTGCAATTCTTCTTGATCAGATAAAGGCTCTGCCGCCTCATAAAATGACCGATAAACAATAAAAGAATCTTTTTGTTTTGTCATAATCTCTCCAATAATTCCTATGAATAGTCAGTCCAAGGATAAATGTCAGGGCGGGTGTGGTGACGCTTCACTTCACCTCCTGTTATTACTTCAAGTGGTATCACATGAAGGTCTGCTACTCTGCGCGTCCCGTTGGCCCAAAGCTTAACTAATGACGTTGAAAGTCCTAATTCTTCTGCTAAACTGGCCCATACTTTATTGAGCGATGTTGCCTGGCCTAGCTGGACTTCTTTACGTCCAAATTCAATTAATGTCATAATGCGTGGTTTATGTATCGTTTGATCCAATATGATACGCATTTTATCCTACTTTTGATAGCTATTTGTAGCAAAGTTTGATAAAATTAATGAATAGATACTATCAGGTGACATGATGACTAAAACATGGGTCCGCCGCGCAAAACAGAAGATGCGCGAGAGAAAAGTTACTCAGGAAGATTTGGCTACTGTTCTTGGAAAATCAACAAGAGGAGCCGTTGGGCATTATTTCACGGGACGTTCAGAACCCACCTTAGATCAACTCAGCGCCATAGCCAAACACCTTGGTGTCTCTTTAACTTGGTTAGTCAGTGAGAATGGCACCGAGGTAGAGGTCGATGATAACGCTCTAGAGCTGTGTATCAAGCTTATTGAAGAGGCTAAAGAAGAAAACAACATTCAACTTGACGCCCAGCAAACAGCCAGTCTTTCTGTTTATCTTTATCAACTTCTTAAAGAAGGCGAAGATTTAAGCCCCCTCAAAACATCTAACATAATAAAGCTTATGCTTAGTTCAAAACTGCAGCCCACCAGCTAATAACTTTTTTTTCAAAAAGACTCTTTTCGCTGGATCTATGGTTTTTCTCACCTGTACCCATAAATAACCATATAAACCCTGTTGTACTATTCCTGATAATAGGTTATGATGGCCCTAAAGTAATCGATAGATACTTTTTATATCTTGGATACAAACAAAAGTGTGGGTGTGCCTCTGTAAACCACCAAAAAAAGTGCGGAGGACGTGTGGAGTTAATAGCATTGTCTATTTATTTAAAAACGCGTTACAAATGGATCGGGTTTTTTACAATAAATAGGGAAATCTACAATGATAATCAACGAGAGAGAGAGCGTTAAAGCTCTAGCAGCAAAACTAGTAACAACAGCGAAATTTTTACCACACCAAAAAACAATCCTGACCTTCAGTTGGGTAGCCATGGCAATGTTTATTACTATTCTGGCTGCTTCGTTTTTTGCTTATCAGTTTGGCGCCCAACAAACCCTATTGATCGCGCAAATTACCCAAGCTCAAGCAACTATTTTTTAAAAAAAATCCACCCTCTCTAGGCCTTACTGTATAAGGCTTCCTTCGTTTTCATTCGATAAGATTCGTATCTTTTTGTACTTTATCGTTTGACAAGGATACATATTGTATCTTATAATGTCACCGTACTTGATAAGAACGGAGCAAAAATGAGATACCAGACCTACGAAACTACACACAACAAGGCCCCTGTCCTAACTGTTGTGAGCTCTATCCAGGTTATCGAAAAGAACGAAAGCTTCGATGCCTATGTCAACGGAATCAAAACAAACACTCAGATCAAACGGTCTGACTATCCAAGCTACGACGAATACGCCCTGGCGGTTGCATCATGGTTTGGCTTCAATGGTGAAGTAAAACTTAAAACCCTTAACTAGGAGTGATTATGAATATTGAACTTTTACACAAAGTAGCTGCAAGGGCCAAAAAGGAAGTTGGTCATTATTCTGACTATTTCAGCTATGTAGCTGATATTGACAGTGCCTATGACGATGTTGGTTTGGACCTGGAAGCCCTACTGAGTTTTGATAAAGCAAACTTTGCCCACGACATACTGGGTATTAGTAGGAACCTAAACCGATACACATTCAAACTTGAAAATGATTTTTTACCAAGGAGCGCAGTATGAGAAAAAAAATATTCAGTGTTGCATTCAAAAACAACAATGACGAATATCAAAGAGTGCATATCGGCGCTCTCAATCATTCTGATGCGGTCTATATAGCTATGAATCGTTTCAATATTTTTAAAACGCAGATCATGATGGTTTCTTGGTCTGCCACAAAGGAGACAGTGTAATGGAATCACGCGGTCCTTTTACAAACATTGTTGAGATCAGCGAGAAAACAAAGACTATTTTAAGTACGAATAAAATAGTTTCTCCGGTTGGGTTTGGCCCAGACCAGTGGTTTATAGGTGTTGAGGACGGGGCTCGCGTAGTTCAGGCCAATACCGATTTACATGCCGACCTTGACGATCTGGCGAACGAAATGTTCCCGGGCAAAGATGTGTATTGCTTTTTTACCAAAGACAACCTTGATCCTTTTAATGAGGAGCGCCAAGAGGTCGGCCGTCAACTAGCAAGTAAATTTAAATTTATGGAGACAGTGTAATGAAGCTACTAACAAAAGCAATTGAAACAAAGCTGCTAAAGAACAGCAATCTTGCAGAGAGTGCAGCGAGTGGTGGGATTGAAATTGACAGCGACTTTAAGCCAGTCGTTAAGTTTTTCAATCCTGTTGGTGCTGCCACTTGGTTGATCAGTGAAATGGATCCTACGGGCCGCATGTTTGGTTTGTGTGATCTTGGTTTTGGTTCGCCAGAGCTTGGGTATGTTGATTTAAACGAACTATCCACAGTGAGTGTTGGTCTTGGTCTTGGTATTGAGCGAGACTTGAGTTTTGAAGCTGACAAAACAATTGGTGAATACGCGACAGAAGCTCGCGATTTTGGTTTTATTAAAGCATAGGAGTGATTATGAAAGTGAAAAAAACAAT